AGAATTGTTATATAGACAAAGAAATACTTGTGGAGACAGTTGTTCATGTCAAACCGAAAAGAGCAAAGTGATATAAATAAATACAAATCCCCATCTACTGGGGATTTTTGTACTTCTGCACAGTATATTGCTGAGATTATATGTCAAAGATGTGCAAAACATGAAAAAGCTGGGACGCTACCTTACAAGTTTTGGAATTTGCCTAAATGGAAGAAGCTCTACATTAGGCAAGTATCATTAGCAAATAAGTTAGTCAAAGAGTATGGCGAAGAACCAGTTATTAAGTTTATAAAGTCAAGCTCTGGGTCTAAAACTATATCTCTTGGAGCGAGAAATGTAAAACAAGAGATTGAAAAAATCAAATTTGCTCTTGACAATGCACCAAAACATGCTACAATTGAAGTAATTGAAGTTGAACCATCGCAATTCAAATCAAGAAAATCATTTGGGAGTAAAACATTGATAAGTAGATTAAAGGAAATAGAAAATGGCAACAGTGATTGATAAAGAATTTATTAAAAAATATGGCGACTATGTTACTACGGGAGATAAAGTCCTTGAGCAGAAGAGAAATTACAAGACCATATCAATTAGTCCTGCTATTGATTTGGCTCTCGGTGGTGGTATTAAAGAGGGTTCTTGGGTAATTCTTTCTGGACCACCAAAGGTAGGAAAGACAACAACGACAATGCAGATTATAGCTAATTGTCAAGCCCTCGGTCGTAAGATTATTTATCTTGATGTTGAGGGTCGATTAAAAGAGATGAACTTTGAAGTGCCGGGAATCGACCCGTCATTAGTACAAGTCATTCGTTCAGGTGATGAACCATTAGCAGCAGAGACATTTCTTGACATTGCTAGGAAATTAATTTCAGCAAAAGAGAATGAGGGTTGTGTTCTAGTTATTGATTCAATATCGTCATTGATCCCATCGCGAGATCTTGATGAAGATATTAGTGGTATGACTAGACCGGGACTACCTAAGATTCTTTCGGACTTTGTTAAAAAGTTGGGTCAGACTGTGCCTAATCAAAAGTGTTTGGTAATATTAATTACTCACATGATTACAAATACCAGTGGCTATGGCAAGTCCAAAATGGCCGATGGTGGCGTTAAGATCCAATTCCAAGCAGATACACGTATGGAAGTCAAAGGCGTTACACCATGGGAGTCAGCGGGGTCAACGAAGGATCAAAAGAATGTGATTGGACTCAAGGTAACTTGGGATGTATTATGTTCTTCAATTGGTTCACCCTATAAGACTTGTGAAAGCTGGATCAGATTTGGACATGGGATTGATAAGGTTCAAGAAATTTTAATGATAGCTTGCGAGCTAGGTTTAATCTCTGTTGCTGGATCTTGGTACAATCTTGATTTTGTTGAATCTGAAAAGGTAAAACTGCAAGGCCAAGAAAAGGTATATAATTATCTTACAGAACATAAAGAGCTTTATACTCTGCTAGAATCTAAAGTCAAGGAAATGTTATATTGATTATTGCTGGACTTGACGGCAAGGAATACTCATGGATACCAAGCAATAATATTGTTGACACAGAGAAAAGATCAGGACTTCATAATAAGGCTCAACAACTACTTAAAGAAAGATATCCAAATGATAGAATTCTTGAAGAGCTTGTCTTGCCCGGAACAAAAACGAGTAATAGAAAATCAGTATTAAAAGCTGATTTTTTTATTCCAATCAGGTCACTTATTGTTGAAGTACATGGACAACAACACACTGAATTTAACAATTTCTTCTTTGCTAATAAGATGGAATTTTATAAAGCTCAGGCTAGAGATCGAGACAAAAAGTCTTGGTGTGAGTTAAATAATTTTGAATTAATAGAACTATTCCATAACGAGTCAATTGAGGACTGGAGGAAAAAAATATGGAAGACATAGATATTAAAATTAATAACTTCCATAAGTCTATTGATGAATGGATTCATAATAATCATATAGATATTGATAATGAGAAATTGAGCGACAGACTGCATGAAGTTACTCAACTCCTTCATCTATCTCGCGATGAAGTAAGCAAAATGTCTTCTATTGAATGTCAAACAGCAGTGTATGTATTAAATCAACACCTTGGGCATTTAAAAATGAGACTGGCGAGAGAGAAAGCTGTTAAGGCATGGGCTGAGCAAGGTATTGGATATCTTATCACTGGATCAAAACATGATAAATATGCAAAGTGGGAAGAAAAATACTATGAATCTATTAGAAGTAGTCAAACTGGTATAAAATTACAGACGCTCAAAACAACTGCTGATGCTAGAATATTAGCAGGAGAAGCGACAATCGGAACGATTGAGAACGCAATGAGAGTTCTTGAAAATTTGGCAAGGAGTAAAAATTATGAGCAGCGATCTTAAAGAACAGGCAAAAAGAATTATAGCAAAGGGAAAAACATTAAATGACCCTGAGCTTGTTAGAATGGGATTGGAAATGCTAGACGCTTACGCTGAGGAATTAGATGTAGTAACGACTGTTGCAGCACCTGTGGAAATAAAAAAAACAGGTACTCCAATAGTTACTGCTGGAAAATTTGACATGGAACAATTTACTATGTCAAAAGCTACATCTAATGTAATTGATCGTAGCGGCAAAAGACAACCGATTTATGTTGGGCCAAGGGAAAATAAGTATGCAGATGATGGAGTAGAAGCAAAAGATATTAAAACACCTTCAGTTCAGCCTACTGAAAGAAGTAGAAAATCAATTGATGCTGTTAAAGTAGAACAAAAGTGTGAAGTGTGCGGCAAGGCTGAAAAGGTTCTGCCTCTATACGCAAGAGAATTTTATCGTTGTGAATCTTGTCTATTGAAAGGAAAATCATGAGTGCATATTTAAGTTATCAATTACCAGTTAAGCGTCTTACAGGGACTGCAAAATTGCCAGACAAGGCCAATCTGTTTGATGCAGGGTTGGACCTATATTCTGACGAGCAGGAAGTCGTAAGGCTAGCTCCGGGCGAACGCAAGCTCTTTTCTACGGGCATCTCTGTAGCTATTCCCAAGGGCTTTGTTGGTCTTATCTGGCCACGATCAGGCCACGCCGTAAAGAAGGGGCTAGATACAATGGCAGGAGTTATTGACGCTCCATATCGAGGAGAGGTTAAGGTATTGCTAGTAAATCACAGTGATGAATATCAATATTATTCTACGGGAGATAAAGTTGCACAAATGTTAATTCAAGTAATTCCTGATTTTACCGCAGTAGAAGTAGAAACTCTTGACGAGACTTCTCGCGGGGATAATGGATTTGGGAGTTCTGGACAATGACTTGGAGTGATTTCTTCGTAGGCGGATTTATCATTTTTATGGGGTTTTACTTTTGTGTTGTGTTCTATTATTTATCTGGGACTAAGATAGGAGATGTGAATGACAGAACTAATATTTAGCCTTACATTTATATGGCTAGTAGGCTTGTTCTTTTTCTTGGTTGCATATGATATTTATGCTGTAACTAAAGGCAAACCTACTGTTAGCTGGGTCGTTTTTGATACGAGTCGAAGATGGCCCGTTGTTCCATTTTTCTTTGGTTTTATTGTGGGCTTTTTGGCAGGACATTTCTTTTTTGGCATACCTGTGCCAGTAGGACAATAAGATGGAAAAGCAGTCAATAGCCGTTCAGACTTTTCGCATAGAAAATAAAAAAATAGTACTTGACAACTTGCCAACAGACTTGTATGATAAGATAGGTGCGGAAGCTCCTGATTACTACGAACGAATAGATGAGAAAGCATGGGTCATGGAAGCAACATCCCCAGAAGATCAAATCAAATACTATATCGTAGTATCGCGGAGCAAAGAAGCAATACAAGAGTTTATGAACACAGTTCTTTTTACAGAGGAGATCTTAAATGCTTAACACATTAGTATTTTTGGCAGCATCAACTGTTAGCCAGTTTTTTGTTGTTAACCCCCAAATTCAAGTGCCAGTTATTCAAACGCAAACAATAGCAGTTACAACTACAACAGTTCCGATCATTAGACCATATGTATATCCATATTATTATGGGCCTCCTGCTGTGCTGTACACTACCCCATATTACACGTATCCAAATTACCCCGTATACTCAGTATATCCAGTATATCCAAACTATAGAATCTATCCTTAAGGAGAATAAAATGAACGAAGAAAAGAACCCATTAAATGTTTACAATCAGCTTGAAGTAATTAAAAATGCACTGGCTCAAATTGAAACAATTCACGTTTATGAGCTTGCTAATCGTCAATTTGGGACTTCAGCAGAAGAAGAGCTAAAGAAGCGAATCGACGAGTTAGATAAGCAAATTCTTGAATATGAGCTACAACTTGCAGACTCTCAATCTTATATTGATAGCGTATTAGATTCAAACAAGAAATTACTTGAAGCGAATAATCAATTGATTGGTGAAAAAAATCTAGCTGTAGAAAATCGTCAATTGACAGAAGATCAAGCTGAACAAATTATTGCGGCCTATAATAAATTGCCACGAATTGTAAAGAAATTATACGGAGTGAAGTAACATGAGCCAAGCTGTACTAGAAAATTTACCAGTTGAACGAGCAGTTTTGGCTGGCATTTGCCAGTACGGTTTAGAGGTGTATGTAGAATTAGACTTCATTGAACCTGATTATTTTTCGCATGAGCTTAATCAGGTCATCTTTGGATGTTTGCAAGATATTGTAAGTAGTAATCAAAATATTGAATATCTTACAATTTTCTCCACTGCCCAGAAATTGGGAGTTTATGAATTAATCAATAAGAC